CTGAAGAGCAGTACAAGAACGTTGAAGTTGCATCGACTTCGGCAACTGCACCGCTGATCTTCTTGAACAACGTCGCTTCGAACATCAACCCGTTCTGGCATAAGGACTCCATCGAACTGCTTCCGGGCCGTTACGCTGTTCCTGATGGCGCTGGCGTTGACGTTCTGCGTGCATCGACGGATCAGGGCATCGAACTGGTCATGACGAAGAAGTTTGACCCGTTGACCTTCCAGACGCTTTACACGCTAGATACGCTCTACGGCGTTGTGATGACGAACCCGGAAATGGCGGGAATCCTGATTTTTAATCAAACTTAACAGGGGGAAGGGGGAGCCTTGGAAGTCGGCTCCCCCTAACTTCATAAGGAGAGTGAAATGCCGAAGAAAATGAGCAAAGCCGCAGCGAAGGTCGCTAAGGTCATGGGTGAATATAAGGCTGGCAAACTGCACGCTGGCGTCAACCCCAAAGGCCCGAAGAAAGCTCCCAAGGCAGGAAGCCGCAAGCAGGCTATTGCCATTGCTCTCAGCGAGGCCGGTATGGATCGCAAAGGGAAGAAGAAGTGACGGACTTTCCGACCATTATGTTTAAGACGCCTGGCCCACATAGGATGCCGGGCAAAGGAACTTATGCGTTTGCGGGCGCGGCAGATCAGGAGCAGTTTGATGCACTGACCGCTAAAGGCTGGTATCCTTCATTTGAAGAAGCAAAGGCTGGCAAGCGTGCAAGCGAGATAATCGCAAAGGCTGAAGCGTTCGACGATGCCATTGATGAGGTATCAGGCCCGACCCGAGATGAACTGGAAACTAAGGCAAGGCAGATTGGTGCCTCGTTTAATGCGCGAACTTCTGATAAGAAGCTTGCCGAGCGCATCGCTGAAAAGCTGGAGGACTAATCGTGGGCTATACCAAGCGGCAGTTCGTAACTGGAGCCTTCGAAGAGATAGGCATGGCAGATTACATCTTCGATCTTCAGCCTGAACAGCTTGAAGGCGCACTCCGCCGCTTGGATGCAATGATGATGGAATGGAACGCACAGGGCATCCGTCTTGGCTATCCCATCAGCAACCCGCAGGATGCGGATCTCGACACAGACACCAACACACCCGACAGCGCATGGGAAGCAGTGATTACGAACCTCGCTGTTCGCATTGCGCCCGGCTATGGCAAGACCGTCTCGCCGGATACCAAAGTCATTGCCAAGAACGCTTATAACGTCCTGATGCAACGCGCAGCATTCCCGCTTGAAAAGCAACTGCCTGAAACCATGCCAATCGGTCAGGGCAACAAGCCTTGGCGTTGGGACAATCCTTATGTCTACCCGCCTGTCGATCCTGTAGACGCTGGGCCGGATGGCCCCATTGAGTGGAGTTAATCAATGCCTACTATCAATCAACTTCCGTTGGTCACGCAAGTCTCAGGCGGCAATCAGGTCGTTCTCTGGGTATCTGATCAGGGTGACAGCCGCCGTGCGTCAATCACAACGCTGATCGAATATATCGAAGCCAACTTCGGCAATGTTGTCTGCACCACGGTTCGGACCACGCCAAGCACCTTCGCACAACTTCCCAATGCGGTCGGCAATGCTGGTGCGCGGGGTTATGTGACTGACTCGACTGTATCGACCTTCGGCACAACCGTTGTCGGTGGCGGCGCAAATCAGGTTCCTGTATATAGCGATGGTACAAACTGGAAGGTCGGCTAATGTCTTACGTTAATCCTTTTGCCCCTAATTATGGCTCGAATATCGTTGCTACTCCTGGGGCTGCATCTGCATCTGTAAATATTTCTGGCGATGATAACTCCGTCCGCTTGGTCAACACTGGTGCAAACGTCTGTTACGTCAGGATTGGCGAAACCTCGGCAACTGCAACGACCGCTGATCTGGCTGTTCGCGCTGGCAGCGAAGTGATTATCCGCAAAGCACATGGTTTCACCAAACTTGCCCACATTTCCGCTTCTGGCACAACGCTGAACATTCAGACGGGCAATGGCGGCGTCTAAGGATTCTCGCCTGACCCGCGCTGGAGTTTCTGGCTATAACCAGCCGAAGCGCACGCCGGGGCATCCTAAAAAGTCACACATCGTTGTGGCTAAGGAAGGCGATCAGATCAAGACGATCCGCTTTGGTGAGCAGGGGGCAAAGACTGCCGGAAAGCCAAAGGCTGGTGAATCTGAGGCGATGAAAAAGAAGCGTGCATCTTTCAAGTCTAGGCACGCAAAGAACATCGCCAAAGGTAAGATGAGCGCGGCATTTTGGGCTGACAAGGTGAAATGGTAAATGACGCAGATTGCGATCTTGAATGGCATTTACACGGATGGTGCGCCGGACTTCCGCACGTCCTATCCTGTGGGATTTGACACCAGTGATTTAACATTGTATTGTAATGTCATGGCTAACAGAACTCATGACATTAATGACCTCAGGTCGCTTCTTGACTATAAGCCCGAAAGTGGAGAATTGACTTGGCTGGAAAGGCCAAGGGAATCTTTCTCTAGTTATCGAGGGTTCCGAACGTGGAATGCTCGCTATGCGGGAAAGGTTGCAGGGACCTTAACTGATGGCTATTTTTCAATAAGTATTTTTAAGCGTCGATTTTTAGCCCATAGATTGGCGTGGGCAATATATCATGGCGAATGGCCAGAGAACGATATTGATCATATCAATGGTATTCGAGATGATAATAGGATTGTTAATCTTCGCAGCGTGACAAGGGCTGAAAACAGAAAAAATTCTGCATTGCATGGAAGAAACACTAGCGGCGTTAGCGGCGTCTATTGGTTTTCCCCAGCTTCATTGTGGAGGGCGCGTATAAATGTTGATGGGAAAGAAATATCTTTAGGTTATTTTAAAACAAAAGATGATGCGATTGCGTCACGCAAGAAAGCGGAAGTTGACTATAACTTTCACCCCAATCATGGACGCGCAAAATGACTCAAATAGCTATTCTTAACGGAATTTATACCGACGGCGCTCCGGATTTTCGAACATCATTCCCAATCAATCTCGTCCCCGTCCCTAAAGAGATTGGGGCTAACAAGGGTTATCTGCGTCCCGCTGATGGCATTGTAGCCAACGGCACAGGCCCAGGCACTGATCGCGGCGGCATCAACTGGAACGGAGTCTGTTATCGTGTCATGGGTAGCAAACTGGTCACGGTGGCAAGCAATGGCGCTGTTACGGTTCTGGGCGACGTTGGCAATGATGGTCAGCAGGTAACGCTTGATTATGACTTCGACCTTTTGGGTATCGCGTCGAACGGCAATCTGTTCTTTTGGAATCCAGCCACCTCAACGCTGACGCAGAACACTGACCCCGATCTGGGAACGGTTCTCGATACTGTTTGGGTCGATGGCTATTGGATGACCACAGATGGCGAGTTTCTGGTTGTCACAGAATTAGGCAATCCGCTTGCAGTCAATCCGCTTAAGTACGGATCGTCGGAAGTTGACCCTGATCCCGTCCTTGCTCTCTTGAAGCTTCGCAACGAAGTCTATGCGCTGAACCGATACACGATTGAAGTCTTCGATAACGTAGGCGGCGATCTATTCCCCTTTCAGCGTATCGACGGCGCACAGATCGAAAAGGGCGTCATTGGCACCCATGCCTGCTGCAACTTCATGGAGACGATTACGTTCCTCGGCAGCGGCTTTAACGAAGCCCCTGCGATCTATATGGGCGCGAACGCCAACGCGACGAAGATCAGCACACAGGAAATTGACGAAATACTGATGGGCTTTACCGAGGCTCAATTGGCTGGCGTCAAGCTGGAGGCCCGTAACGATAGGGCGCATCAGCATCTGTATATTCACCTGCCTGATCGCACCTTGGTCTTTGACGCGGCTGCTACGCAAACCCTTGGGGAGCCTGTCTGGTTCACCCTAACCACAACGCTTGTCGGGTTCGCACGCTATCGCGCTCAAAACTTCGTCTGGTGTTATGACAAGTGGCTGGTCGGCAATCCTACCAACAGCCAAGTCGGATATCTTGTGAAAGACATATCGACGCACTGGGGTTCAAAGGTGCGCTGGGAATTTGGCACAACGATTGTCTATAACGAAGGCCGCGGCGTTATCTTCCAGAATCTGGAATTGGTGACGCTGACCGGCGCTGTGGCATTTGGCGAAGATCCGACGATCAACACAAGCTATTCGACAGACGGCGAGACGTGGAGCCAACAGAAGTTCATCAAGGCTGGTAAGCAGGGCGACAGGGCTAAACGCTTGGTATGGTTCCAACAGGGATGGATGCGCAACTGGCGCATTCAGAGATTCCAAGGCACCAGCGATGCACACTTGTCCTTTGCCCGGCTAGAGGCGGCGTTAGAGCCGTTGGCGTTCTAATGGCTGTCCCGCCGAGACTAAACCTAACCCGCGATCAGTTTGCCTCGTTCCTTCAGGATTTTGAGCAGATCAAGCAGTTCGAAAGACTGTTCTCAACTGTTGATACGCTTTCCACCATAACTGTTGATGACATAAGCATCGCGGCTGGCAATGCAGGTGCAGATGCTAACGAGGCGCTTGCCCAGATCGCCCGTCTTGCTGATGCACTAGAGCTTTTAGATCGCGCACCGGCCTCAGCAACAACGGAACAGGTTGATGATCTGCAAGACCAGATCGCAGCCCTTCAACAGACGCCGCCACCCAAAGAGTTTATCGCACCTCGCTTTGGTTCGTTTTACGATACAACTGATCAAACTGCCGCGGTTATAAACACGGCCTATGCGATGACGTTTGACACGACCGACCTTTCTTTCGGTGTGACTCGCGGAAGCCCCACATCGCGCATTTATGTTGATCGGGCGAATATCTACAACATTCAGTTCTCAGCGCAGTTCATCAATACATCTGGTGGCGGCGCACATAGGGTCTGGGTATGGCTTCGCAAGAACGGAACAGATGTCACGCAAAGCGCCACCGTCATTCGGATTCAAGGCAATAACACAGAGAATGTCGCAGCATGGAATTTTCTGTTACAGATGAACGCAGGCGAT